TTATGCGTCGCGCGCAGCAATCAGTTCGTCGATCTGGGCGATCGGAATGCGCCCGAGCCCGTTCAGTTTCAGCTTCCCTGTGCGGACGAGCGTATGCACGGTGCGTGCCGTGATGCCGAGCATTTCAGCGGCCTGCGTCTGCGTGACATGCACCGGGCGCGGATGCGATTCGGCGTAAAGCTGGACAGCCTGACGCGCAAGTTTCAGTTCTTCGAGTTGGGTCATCGTGCCCTCGTGATCATGGCGAGCTCGATGCGACGGCTGATCTCGCGATCGTAGCCGACGAGCGTCGATTGAAGGTTCGGGCCGGTACGTCGTTCTCCTACCGGCGTATCGAGCGGCGCTCGCGGCGATGATTCGACCGGTGGGAGGCAATAACCGAGGTCATTCGTACATCGCAAATCGATGCGAACGCGGCCCGAATAAAAGAGCATGTCGACTCGACATTGAAGAACGGCAGGCTGAACGCCAAGCGCGAATGCGAGCTGATAGATGGTCTTCGTGCCCTTCGAAAGCTGCGCGAGGATCTCGTCGTTTTTAATGCGGGCAGTCGTCACGATTGGCTTCCTCGTATATCGTTGTCGGCGTAGCCGAGCCTGCCACCGCAGTAGCAGCAGTAGCGCATGCCGTATTCCTGCGGCGTATCGTCGAGTGCGACGTCCTTACCGCAAGACGTCTCCCAGATATCCGATCTGCAGTCTGCGAGCGTCCACGAGCACGTGCGCTCCGATGGGGTCTTCTTGGTCATTTCTGTTCTCCCTCACTAGCAGGGGCGCGGAACATCGGAAATGTTGCAGCCGCTTGTCGCGCTTCCCGGCGCATCCATTCCGGCCATGAGGTGAACTCTTTCTTGGCTTTTTCGAATTGCGCCGAGAACCGCCTGATGTCGTCTTCGCTCACGATCCTTCTCCCTGTCGTTGCGCGAGGGCGGCGCGAGCCGCATTCCAAGTAGCGCACCATGCGCATTGCGTTCCAGCTTTCGCACCGTTGTCAGAATCCCAAATCCCCGGTATGTCGTGAGCATGGTCCGGTGCATTCTCGATTCCGCGATACGGCCGGTTATACTCGCCCTGGTTGATCTTGCGAATAACGTTCGCCATAAGATCGCGGAACGCCAAGGCATCCCGCTTATCCGCCTCTACCTTTGCCAGTAGGGCGTCGATGGCGTCGGCGGCTTCATCGGCTAGATCCATGTGGTAACCACAAGCGCCCCGCAAATGCGCTGCCAGCGCTTTCATCTTGTCGGTGTCGATCATCGGTCAGTCTCCGCTTGAATCAAAGCCAATCCCTTATCAGTGAGCTTTACCTGCGTCCATGGATAGCCGATGTCTTTTGTTTCGACGTATCCGCCATGACAGATGTTTCTCATTGTCGCGGCGATCACATCATTGGCAGATGCCTCAAAGCAGCTAAAGCGGCCATGCTTCTGCAACACACGCAGCACTTCCGCAGTGCTTCGTTGCTTCTTCTTCGGCAGATCGTCGAGTCCGACGCTGAAGCAATCGATGAACACGTGGCCGTTCCTCACGACTTCTCTCCCTGATCGCTAGTGGGGGCGGTCTTCATCTGGCGAATCGCTTCTGCGCAGGTCAATGCGCCTTGCATTGCCGCAGCTACTACCCGATTCCGCTTCTTCCCGGTATCGATTGATGCCGACCATGCTTCGCACGCCTTCGCGCACTCCTCGATGATCGCCTCCCTGTCGGGAGTGGTGCGGCGAGCTTCATCAAGCGCATTCCGGAGGAATTCGACCTCTTCTTCATATCCTCCGCAGGCGCAGAGATAGATGAGAGCGATGTCGATTCGGTGCAGCATGTCATCGGTGATCTTCATGGCTGGCCTCCAATCGCCCGCAGTTCGGACAAAAAGGCCGCGACGAATCGCTGTTCTTCGCTGGTCCACGTCTCCGGCTTCTTCTCCCCGATCCGAAGCAGCCGATCGCGCAATTCGCCGACCTTGTGCTCCGGGCAGAAGTGAGCTGGCGCCGGAAGATAGCCGTGAAACCAATCCCATCCCTTCGAAGCCGGCATTGTTTTCTCGGGGCAACGCTTTCGACAAACGAGGCATTTTTCCGGGAAGCGCTCGCGCACTGCGCGTGTCTTTCTCACGATGCGTCTCCTGCGCGGGCGGCTTCAAGAAGTTCGCGAGCGAAGCCGAGAATATCGGCATCGTTCAATGCGGCGCGGCCATCGTCGAGGCTGAACCCGGTGACTTGCTCGAACATGGTTGCAATCTGCTCGTCCGTCACCTCGTCTCGCGGCTCCGGCTGCTGGGTGGCGAGAACTTTTCGCGCAATTTCCAGCGCAGGCGCCACATGCGCCTCGAAGATGCTGCACTCGATTTCCGAGGCAAGGATGCTGCTGATTTCAGTCAGCGTCTTACTCATGCTTGGCTCCGATGCGTTTGTTCCACTTCCGCGCAGCGCTTCGCATGGCGGCTCCGGCTGCTGGGTGTCGAGAATCACACAAGCGCGTACGCCGTTGAATAGGTCTTTCGCCGAACCAGTAACGTTCCCCTGGCTGTAGAAGTCGATACCTGCATCAGCGAGCACATCTTCGATCTGCTGATCTGTCAGCGTCTTACTCATGCTTGGCTCCCGCGAGATTCGATTGGACCCAGTCACGCATGCGCTGCCAGCGTATTGCGCCGAGACGGTCCTCCGGAATGCGCTCATACTTTTGGAAAACATGTTGCCCCCATTCCGGATACCAGGGGCGCACCGGCCCGCACAGAACGAAGGTGACGGGTTTGAATGGATAGAGCCCTTCGTCGTTTTCGTAGACGATTTCACGGACCATAGCGGGCGCGATATTGAATGCCGCAGCGACAGCATCCCAGTCGTCCGGGTCGATAGGTGCCATGTCCATGCCGCGCGCCTGGCCGAGTGCACCAAGGGTGCAGAACCGGCCGTCTTCGTTCACGAGCGATTCGGCCGCGAGGGACTTCACCGGCATTGCATCGAGGGCTGCGGCGAGTTCGCGCAGTGCTGCTTGACCGCGCTTGCCGCTGATCGCCCGATGTACTGCACCTCGCCACAAGCCAAGGGTGCCGTCCTCGTCATCGTCCGTATATCCGCTTCTGCTCATGTCTTGGCTCCTTTGCCTGTTCCATCGCACCACGGGCATTGCTCGTATTTACCGAGCCAGCCCGATCCGCCGCAGTGTTTGTAGATGTATTTCATTGCTTGTCACCTTTGAGAAGGGCGCAGGTTTCTTCTACGAGCGCAAGGTATTTGTCGCGCGTGCCGTCTGATTTTCGGTTTTGACTTACGTACTCGCTGTCTGCTTGCTGCCAATAGGTCTGACCGAGATTCCACGCTTGCGAGAGCGCTTTGCGCAACTGCTCACTCGTCAGCCCGACAGGAGCGGATGCCGGGGCGGGAGAGGGCGGGGCGGCATGAACCATCGCCTCGAAAACGTCACGTGGGTGCCGGCCGTCGCTCTCTCCGGATTCGCTCCAGCCGAGCGCATCCCATCCCGCGTTGAGCATGGCTTCGGTGGCGGCGATCGGCACGAGCTTCCATCCGGCCGGGATCGCCACCGCTTCCACCGCCTGCGCGTCTGCCGCGCGTGCTGCACGCCAGCCGGCGTAGAAGACTTCGCGCGGAGCCATCTTCGGCCAGTTCTTCAACTGCTCGAACGCTGCACGTTCATCTGCCGGCGCTGCCGCTGCATCTGCGGAGGGAGGTTGTGGGGCGGCAGTGAATGCGGCCTCGTACATCACATCCGGGTTGTTACCACCGGTGCGACTCAGGTTTTCGGCAGCAGCTTCGACGAATGCCATTCGCATCTCGAACGTCATCTTCGGGGGCATCAGTTTCCACCCCGTCCGCACCCCTCCCGCCACATCAGTGCGAGGGGCGCGTTCTTGATCCGCTGCCGAGCTATTGGTTTCGTTCATTCCGCACATATCCCGCACCTCGCTTCTTCGTTTCGGGCCTTACCGCCCTTGGATGTCCAGATTGATTTGCCGATCTCGATCGATACCGTTTGCACGGCCGCAAATTGTTGCCGCCCGAACTCGTCGAATTGAAACGCACGCTCCTTGAATCGATCGCCAGACGCGAGGCAAGGGAAGCAGCCGACGCGCGGGAAGAACTCGTAGAGAGGGTTCTGTCGGCCAGCGAGCTGGGCGAATATCTCGGCTTCCGTCCAGTCGAGCACCGGGAGGACGAAGCGAACGCCCATACGACCGAGGTACTTCGGGTATTTCGATGGCATCACTTCATGCGGCTCGTACCGCTCGAAGTCGATCTTTCCCGCATATCGTTTTTCGCGCTCGGCGCTTTCGGCGGTCCGCATCCCGTACCAGACTTCGAAACCGCCCTGCGCCTCGGCAAGGGCCTTGCAATAGAATTTCGTTTCGCGGATCTTCAGTTCATCGGTGCAATGACGCGCTCCGCCGCCCGGGAAGCGGCTGTACTTTCTGCTCTTGTCGAGCACCGAGCCGCCGCTTACTCGGTCGATCTGGATGCCGTAGAACCCCCGCATCCAGTCGATGTGCTCGTAAGTGATGGGGTGCTCGAACTGGGTGTCGCAAAACAAACCGCGAATCTCTTCTGGTGAATGCTGCTGCAATGCTAGTTCGAGACACGCTTGTGAATCCTTGCCTCCGCTGATCGGCACGAGCACCTTAATCATGATCGGCCACCCCTTCCGCCCCCGCCGCATTGGGTGACGAGGCGCGGGCAGCATGGTACTCAGCCAACGCTTTCGGATCGGTGCCAAAAACTGCGTCGCCTGATTCGTCATAGCCAAGCAGAATCTGGTGCTCCATCGCGTCGAACGCCGCTCGCTCGCGCGCTCGCTCGTCTGCCGCTGGCGGTTCGGGCTGCGCGACTGCGGAGAGAAGCGATTCGCATGCCTTGCGCAATGCGTCGCGGTCCCCTTCGTCATCGCTCAAGCGTTTCGGGATAGCGCGCAAAAACATGCCGAACATGTGGTCCGTCAGCGCTTCGGCCGGCGCTGCTTCGTGCTGCTCGACAGGGGAGAGCCCGTATCTCGCGATCAGATCGACCGACAGTTCGGGATGCGTCGACGCGCACGCATCAGCGTAGGCGCGCAGCGCGGCCCGCGCATGTTGGTCGTGCATCATGTCGAGAACGAAGTGCTCGCAGTCGTGATGCTTCCCGCCCGGCTCGCTGCTGCCGTCAACGCGGCGCACGTCGAACTTGCGATACAAGCCCTGTTCGTGTTCGTGCAGATCGTAATCGCGGTCCGTCAGCGCATCCGCGCAGCTCTTGTCGGTGGTCATGGTGTCCTCGATGTCAGGCGTATTGGGTCATGACCATTTCGGGCAGCGAGTTCGCCGGCCAACGCTCAATAACCTGCGCCAGCGTTCCCTCGAAGATCTCGCCCGTCCGCCGCTCGTTGTCGTCCACCACGGCGAATTGAACCTTGGTGTCCGCAGGCAGCTCGCCATACTCGGCTGGCTGTCCGTCGAGCTCGCTCGTGCCGTCGGCGCGAACGCCTGACCCGCATCTACCGCTGTCGGCCAGGATCTGCTCCCATGATTCAGCCGCGAAGATTTCGGATTCTTCGCCGATCCAGAAAAATCGAATGGTTTGGGTGGTCATGGTGTGGTCCTTAGGTGGTCAGCCGCGGATGCGGTGCACGAATCCGGTCGGCGTCTTTTCGATTTCGCCCTTGGCGCCATTGAGCAAGCGCTCGGGATCGCTGTTGAGCGGCGAGATGAACAGCGAATCGCCGGTTGCGCCCGTCGCCTTGATGTAGTCCACCTCGACCTTGGCGCTGTCTACGAGAACGCCGGCGACCTGAGCGACGGCGCGCGCCCGATCGACGTCCATCGGGTTTTCGCGATCGCGAAGCGCCGCAAGTGTCTGCATCAGGTGTTCGCGCATATCGGTGATCGTGCTCATGATTTTTGCTCCTGCGCCTCACGGGCGATTCGATTGACCTGGCGAGTGATCGCGCCTTTCAACTGAACCAGCTTCGCCAGCTCAGGATTGCGCGAACGTGGATGGTTTCGCCGCGCAAGTTCAGCGCGGCTTACGAGCTCGAGCGCATCGAGCGTGATCTTTTCGAGTTCGGCGCTGCGGCGCCCTGGAAGAAAGCAAACAACATGGCCGCTCGGTATCGGGCCGTTTGCCGCCTCCCATACAAGACGATGAACGCCGACCCATCGGCGTGCTGGAACCAAATCCGGGTCGTCTGTAACCTTCTGCTCGAGGTAGCCGCCTTTGTTGAGGCGATGTGTCCCGATCGGGACATAGTTGTGCTGCGCGGCCCCGCTCATCTCGCCTTTTTTGAATTGCGTGCGCTGGCAGTTCGGGTGAGTGCCTGAAACGCCTTTCTTCCCCGAGTTCCATGTCACATGCCCCGGTTTGAACTGGGTCGCTACCATGCGGGGATCATTTCGGCCACGTTGAATCCGGCCAGACCGATCCGATTCCATGTATGCGGCCGACTTGTAGAGCCCCAACTCTGCTGCTTTCGCGTACACGCGCGCCTCAGAGCAATCAAACTCAGCGGCCAGGTCTTCCGTGGGCCGATTGGGATACTCACGAGTCAATTTCGCAACTTCATCCGGTGTCCAAAATCGGCGAGGCGGCGAATTCGATCCGGGTTTTCGCTTCGTCATGGCTGTCTCGAATCAGAAAGTCTTGGTCAGATCTCGGTCAACGGCTTTGCCGAGTGACCGGAGGCGGTTCGCGAGCTGCGCACGGTCCTGATGGCTGGCCGTCGCCTGGCGCAGCAGCCCGAAATACGAGTTCGCGACTGGCATCAGGTCGCCGGCTGGAGTTTCCGCGACGCGGCGAAGTGCTTCGTTGCGCGTGCGCTTCCGCGTCTCGCGGCGCCACGGTTTGATGACCTGGCCGACGAAGTCGATGCCGCGGTCGATGGGCTGCAGGATAGTCTTGCGCGGGTTGATCCGCGCACCGAGCCGCTCCGGCAGAAAGGCCGTGACGTCGGCAAGGATCTCGTTCAGCCGGCCGGGCGATTCGTGAAGAAACACGAAGTCGTCGACGTACCGGATGTAGTGCCGCGCGCCGAGGACATGCTTCGCCCGCTGGTCGAGCACATCGAGATAGACGTTCGCGAAGAACTGGCTCGAAAGGTTCCCGATCGGCAGGCCGAAGTTCGGTGCCTGCTCGAGTAATCGCTTGTGGGGCGGCACGAGCTCCATCATGGCGGGATCGCCGTGGTACTCGTAGTCGCCCCGTGGATCGTGCATCAGCACGGTCTCGGTCAACGTTCGCCAAAATGGCTCGGAGATCTTCACGAGCAGTAGCTCGAGCAGGATCCGTTTGTCGATGCTGACGAAGAAGTTCGCGAGATCGCACTTCAGGTAAAACGTTCGCCGCGACCAGTTTTGCGTGATGGAGCGTACTTTCGCTTCCAGGCGCTGCGCGGCGTAAAGCGTGCCGCGGCCCTTGATGCAGGCGCATGAATCGGCGATGAAACTGCGTTCGAAGCGCGGGCCGATCCGGTTGTAAAGCAGGTGGTGCACAATGCGATCGCGAAACGCGGCCGCCCAGACTTCGCGCGGCTTCGGTCTCGTGATGACGAAGCACTTCGATCGGCCGGGCGTGTAGCTGCCGTCGGCCAACTCGTCGTACAGTCGGCGCAGGTTGCGCTCGAGCCGCATCTCGAACGCAAGCGCTGCATTGCTGTTTCGTTTCGTTCGCCGGCAGTCGAAATAAGCCTCGACAAGCTCGGCAAACGAAACTGGCCCTCGATCTGCGGACGGCTCGGGCGCGCAACCGGTTGTTCTGTTCGTTGTTGTTCTGGTTGCCGTTGTTGAAGTTCTGGTACCACGCCCAGCCGTAAGTATCGTGCTATCTACGTCGCTCTGCTGAAGGCCCTCGCCGATCGGCGGAGAAACTGCGCTGGACCTCTCCGCACACTGGCGGCCGGTATCCTCATTGCGCATGGCGGTGCCCTTGTGGGGCAGCGGCACGACCAGATTGATAAATCGCTCAGCCATGGAAGCCATGACCTCCGTGGAGCGGGCGACGGTCTGCGGACTTCTTCCACCCGTTTGCCTGCTTCCCGATGCTCGTCGTCTGCTCGATTGCCGCAGCGTAGGCTGGACGCAAGATCAGGCGCTTGTCCATGCCGAGACGAAGGAGCAGCTCGATCACCTGCAGGCGCTCGATCAGCTCCGCGATGTGTGGCGATTTGTCGGTCGCCACATTGGCGCGGAACACCAGCACCATGATCTCGATGCACTCTGCGCTGATCTTCTCGCCGACGCTTCGCTTGAAGTCGCGAGGCATATTTTTGACAAGGTCAGTGACGACGTCGAGCAGCACGTAGGCTGCTCGATAAATCGGAAGTTGGGTATGCAGGGCCACGGTGGATTAAATGATCAAATTACCGAAGGAATAAATCTGCGGACGGCTCGGGCGCGCAACCGGTAGCTCTGCGCGCCGTAGTCCTGGCCGCCGTGGCTGAAGCCCTGGTACCACGCCCAGCCGGACTCGGTCTCGTGCACTTCGCAGGACCAGTACCAGGCCGACTCGAACTCCGATTTCAGGTTGGCGAACAGGAGAGACTGTTCGCGCCGTGTCGGCAGCTCTCCATCGCGGTCGGCTGCCCATGCCTTGGCGTCTGTCCAGTTCACCGATTCGGCTTCACCGGGCAGCAGAATCACGTAGTGATTGATCGTGCCGTCGTCGTCGAGGATCGCTCCGGCGACACGCTCGCCGGCTGCGAGAGGAATCGTGGCCGCATGAACTCGGTAATCGATCGACTGCATCTGGCTCTTGATCTTGTCGATCATTGCGCCGAGCCTTTTGTGTTCTGCTTCGATCGCTTCAAGCGTCGTCGTCATTGCTTGCTCCGTTGAGAAATGGCTGAAGGGTTAAATCGACAATCTGCGGACGGCTCGGGCGCGCAACCGGCCGCTCTGCGCGTTGTAGCCCTGGCCGCCGCCGTCGAAGTACTGGCACCACGCCCAGCCGGCATAATCGGGGTCGTCATCCGGCGTGTTGGACCAGTACGCGGCCTTCTCGAACAGGTCGCGGTGCTGCTCGTAGGCGATGACGAGTTCCGCACGAGTCGGCAGATCGCCTCCGATGCTCTTGGCCCAGTCCATCTGCTCCTGCCACGTAGCGCGGTCGTTGTCGCCGGGAAGCAGGATCGTGTGCGTGACGTCACCGTTTTTGTCGACAAAGCCACCGAGGTAGATTTCACCTTCAGCGAGTCCGGGAATTTGGATTTGCATGGGATCTCCAGAAAAGAAGCGGGCGCCACGAAGGACGCCCGCAAAGTGGTACCGCCAAGAAGAGGGAACAGTGGCGTTCAGTGCCGCACGGCCTGAGTGCGCGCCGGGTGCTCGACGCGCTCCTGCAGGGCGACATGAAGGCAGAGGAGCAAGATCAGGGCGGCGAACGCGCCGGCCCAGATTTTCAGGATCACCATGTCAGGGCCCCGGCGCGGAAGGCGACGCAGAGAAACCAGACGCAGGCCACGGCGAGGCCGCTGCCGAACGCCCACAAACCGCCCTTGACGAAGTACCCGTGAATTTCGCCGCATGCCGCGAGCAGCTCGTTATCGCTCGCGCCGACCAATACAAGCGATCGCTTGTTTTTGTGAATTACAGCCTGGAGGCTGTTGGAGGCGATTCGCATCACAGGTTCTCCCCGCAGATTCGGATGTGCCGGGGCGGCTCGCCTTTCGGCTGGATGGCCAGGTATCCGGCCTTCACGAGGGCAGTCTCGGCGACGATTCGGATACTGGACTTCAGCGCATCTGCATGGATCGCGCGGAGCACAAGCTGAAGCGCCTCGGCCATATCCACGGCCGCGCTCGCAGTCTGGCAATCGTCCGGGCTGATGAAGCGGGCCGCGCCGGCAGCGTCGACAGTCAGCAGCGACAGCGTCGGCGCATGCGAAGAAACGAGAATTTCCGGGTAGAGCGCATGGGGCATCCACGGCCCGGGCGTGTGCTTGATCTGGTTCATGAAGACGCTCACATGCAGCGCGAGACCGCGCATTGGACCTCGGTTTTGGCGGCCTCGTTCTGATACTGGAGATAGCCGAGGGCCAGGAAGTAGACGAAGCACGCGCCGAAGACGGCGAGCACGTTCCAGGTGACGCGAAAGGCCAATCGCGCGTAGCGCTTCAGGCGCCCTGCCGGCTTCGCGCGTTTCCAGGTGATCGGGAAGAGAGTTGTCGTTCTATTCGTCGAATTCATGGTCTTTCCTCGTTGTGGTCGGGTCAACAGCCGCTGTGCAAGCTCGCGACGCCTGGCGCGATGAGATTCAGTGCCAGGCGCCGGAGCTCGTCCGAAAAGGGGCGGTCGCGGCGCAGCTCGAGCAGGTCGCGGGCGGTTTGGCTCATGACGTCTCGGTGTCGTGTGATTGCCCGCCGTAGCGGGTGCGGTTGGTCAGGCGCCCGGAAGCGCGGGCTTTTCGTCAAGCACGTATTCGCCGGCAATCAGGCGCGCAGAGCAGACAACAAGGCACTCGCGCCGAAAATCTGCTTCGAGGGCGCGGCCGTAGCTCGGGTCGTCTATCAGGCTTTTCACGTGCAGCGCGAGATTGCTCATCGTCTTTTTCCTTGCGGGGCCGCGATTGCTTTGGATCTGAGGAACGAAGCCGTTGCCCTTCAGCGCCTTGCGAATTTCCTCAATGTCGCGACGGTTTTCATCGGTGATCTTTCCGAAATCGCTGTTCACGGTCTTTCTCCTGTAGCGGGAGCGGTTGTTAGGCGGCGTCGATCTTGCCGAGCAGGTCGCGCGCTCCGAGATAGGACGCATACGCTTTCTGCGCCTTCAATTCAGGGCTCAGGTTCGGAAGATCGGCCAGCAGCGGCTTCCCGACTTCCGTCATCGCGCGCAGCGCAGCGACAACTTCGTCGTACGTCGGCAGTCCGGCCTTTTTCAGGTGGTTGTTTGCGTAGTAGACGTTCGCGCTTTCGATTGCTTTCATCGTCGTTCCCCTTCGTGTTGCGTTGGTCAGTGGCGCTGCCGGCGAGTCGGTGTCTTCCTGAGATCGAAGGCGACGACGAGCAGAAGAGCAGCGGAGAAAATTCCCAGTCCGTAACCGATAAGTAAGTTGCTCATAGATTCGTACTCCGAAATTAATTGGTGTCTGAACTGCGTCGAGCCGCCTGACTGCGCTCAAGGAATGGCACTGTGGTCAATGCCATTCGATCAGAGCAGTCGAACTCTCAAGGGCGCGCACTCGGGGTACTGCACGCTGCGCTGCTCGGTTGATGGGTGCGGAGGATCCGCGAACCGAATGCGCGCTCTTGAAAGCTTTGCTTTACGTCCCCGTCCGGCTACACCTGGACGGGCCGGCCCCGGATCGGGGACGGTGCGACGGGTTACCTCGCCACTCGTCGCTGGGCGCCGCGAAACACTGCGGAAGCAGCTCATCAGGCCGCCATTTCTCGCGCTTTTACATTCAGCCGCACGAGGCCAAGGGCTGGGTGCTGGTGCACCTATTCATCTGCCATCAGGGTTAGAGAGCGATCCGCCGGGGCGGTGGCGCAGCGATCTGTGCTGCGTTGAGATGAATATTAGAAGTTCTCTTTTTGGCTGTCAAGAGAACTTCTAATAATTATCCGCGGAAGAAGCCCCCCCGCAGGCAATCTTTCGGCTGCCATATGGCCGGCGGCATTGAACTTGCCGCCTTCCCAACTTAGAGTGCTCACTGGAGTCAAATGGGGAACAGTCGTGAAGCCTTTCTATATCGCTCTGGCGGCTCTGGTTCTTTCAGGCCCGTGTGTCGCGCAAAGCACGGTGCCGAGGTTGATAGACGGTGAATGTGGCGAAGGGAGCCACACGTCCGAGGGGCCGGTCGGAACAGACCTAACTGGACGTCATATGCGATTTTTCTGCGATTCGCTCGTGATGTCAGAATTAGGTGACGGGAGGCTGCTCATGCAGTTTGCCGAAAAGAAGGCCATGCATGGATCAATTTTGGCGTTCGGCGGACGCATGGATACGCCCGCAACAATGAACGTCGAGCGCGTCTATTTTGAGCCGGGCAACCCTACTCAGGTCGATGACGGCATATGCAAATTCTTCTTCGACGGGCACCAAAAAGTGACGAGCGTTATGTGCGCTGCCAAAGTTGATGAAAGTGGCCGGAGAACCGTCCAGGTCGTTGTGTTCAAGGCGAAACGTGCGTTTTGAACAAGTTGCCTATGGGCTGGTGGTCACCCTCGGCTGATGTTGTCAGGCTCTGCCAAAGTCAGTTGAAAGAGTTGTCGATGTAGCGCTAAACTACTGTACATGCATACAGTGCTTGACGCGACGACGAGGGCGGCCGATGAAAAAAGAAGCGAAGATTCGCCTGCGGTGCAGGCCTGGAGACTTGGTTCGGATCAAGTCGTCGTGGAATTCCCTTCTGGTGGGGCGATCCGCGTTCGTGCGAAGGGCTTATAGCGAATGCGAATGGGTGATCAATCTGCTAGGGGAGCCGGCACTGGTCCCGAGCGAAGATGGCGCGCGCATTATCGTCGCCCGATCAATCATTGCCGACGATTGGGCGCTCGAGCCTCTCATCGCAATAGACACAGGTTCGAGCGCCCGTGAGCTCACTTGTTCAAGCGTCCGAGCTGCTCGCCCTCAATGGGAAGAAGTCGCAGGATATATTTGAACGTCTCGGCTGGCTCGCCGGCTTTATCGGCGCGAACTATCGCGTCGATGACCTTGCGGGCCGCCTCACTCACCCCTTCCAGACCAACCGAATCCTGGATTGATTTGATGTCCTTCGCCAGGCGCGGGCTGATGTCGGATGGGTTGGCGCCGATCTGCGCACAGATCGCGAGCAGGGCGCGCACGTTAAGCGGAATAATTCCGCGAAGATATTGGCTGATGAGTCCCTGTGTGCCTAGGCCCGTCGCTTCCGCAAGCCAAATTTGAGATGCGCCCGGGTGTGTCGCCTTATAACGGTTCCACGCGTCGACCAGCCGGTCGCGCTCGGCAATTTCTTCCTCGGTCAGGGGGCGTTTCTCGACGGTAGCCATAAGTTCAATGGTAAATAGTCGCACTAATATTTGCCGAGGGAAGTGATTAGAAGTTCTCTTGACCTCGGACGAGAGAAGTTCTAATATCCCCATATGAACAACGTCCGCAGTCTCCGTCTAGCCCTTCAGCTTTCCCAAGCCGAACTGGCCAAGAACATCGGCATCACGCAGTCAGCGCTTTCTCACTATGAGAACGGTGCCTGCGACCCGCTGGTGGCGACCGCTCGTAAGCTGATTTCGTATGCAGCTTCGCGGGGAGTCGTTTGGCAGCTCGAAGACGTCTACTCGGCACCTGATCGACCTTGCCAGTGATTTGCACCTAACTGGTTTTGCACCAGCCGAGGTGTGTCCGAATCGCCGATATACCCGCGATTCTTGACTCGATAGAAGGAAAGATCGCCGGCCCCGAAGAAGATCTCGGAGTCGTCGGGCAAGTTCTTGATCTGATCGACGATCCGGTCTTTGAACTCGCGAACCGTCATGGTGTATGGCTTGGTCATGCGAACCCCGTTGTGTGGTGGTTGAAGAGGTCAGAGGCTTCAATTCTCGCATGGCGGTGGTTCGCATCTAGTTGGTTGGGTGATGCAAAAAATTTTGCGCCTCACCCGAGTCGTAATTCCAGTGGTAACCCGGTTGTTTTTTCCTATGGAGTCTGAATGCTCTTACAGCCTCACCACCAGCCTGCAAGCGGCGCCCGTGCGGAGCAGGCTGAGTTTGTGCCGCATGAATCGATCGCGGAGTGCCGTTCCTTCCGTGATGCCGTGTGTCTCGCGTGGGACCAGCGGGCCGAGCGCGGCATGACGCAAAGAACGCTCGCCGAAAACCTCGAGATCCCGGCGTCGCACCTTTCCAACATGCTCAACCGCGAGCCGGTTGACCGTCACGGGAAGGCGCGGCAGGACCTTCCGGCCCGGCTGATCGCGGACTTTGAACGGGTCGTCGGCAATCGTGCCGTGTCGCAGTACCTCGCGCGGATGGCGATGCTGACGTTGATGGAGGAAGTAATCCAGCAGAGGGCGACTATGAAATGAACGATGATCAGGCGCTTCGGATTGGCCGCAAGGCTATAGAGGACGCCCGGAAACGGGTTGGTAATGACCGAAACGCACTGCTACAGGAGTTGGAGAAAGGCACAAAAAAGAACACGGAGACGATGCAGGCGTTTGCGATAGCTGGACGTCTGTTTCTTCAGGCAAGTCAGGCAACAAAGCAGTAAGGCACGCCGGCTTCGGCCGGCGTACTGAATCCGATCACAAGCGTTCGCGCACGAGCTCTTCTGATTCGATTTAGTAGTCCTACGCGGCTTAGACCGCAGGGAGATGCCGATGAATGACTTTTTCAGCGCCCGCTCCGGGCACCGCGTCTCCGAGACGCAGCAAGACAGCTTCCACGCCATGCCTGTCGCCGAACTTTCGGCCAAGCAGCAGATGGTGATGAACTGCTTCGACACGCCCGAAACCTTGCCGACCCGCGAGGACATTTCGGCGCGCACGAATCTCAAGCTCTCCAGCGTCTGCGGTCGGGCGCGCGAGCTGCTCGACGCTAACCGTCTGGCGAAGCGCGGCAAGCGCGAATGTACCGCGACGGGCAAGTCACAAGAACTGCTCGGCCTTCCGGTCGCTGTCTGACGTGGCCCGGTTCCATTGCCGGTGTCGCAAGTGCGACCGTCGCATGGTGCTTCAGGACAAACCCGGCGTCCTGGAAGACGCGGCCTATCCGAAATGCATTTGCGGCGCGCGCGATTGGCGCATCGACAAATGGATGATGAACCGCAACGCCGGTACGACGCGCTGCGACTGCGCCGGCTACTGGTTCCCGCACCGCATGGGCAGCTTCTATTGCCAGCACCGTAGAGACGGCAGCGATCGCCTGCCAGGCCACGCCGATTTCTGGACCCGCGACATGACGCAGGACCAACACGACGCCCTCGTGGCGCAATACAGCGCGGAATCGCGCGAAAACCACATGCCGCTCGAGGCGGCAGCCTAGGAGAACAACGTGGGCAGAAGCTCAAAAGAAGTGTACGGCGCATCGGGGCAGGGGAACGTGCTCAGCATGGATCCGGACGTGTTCACGCTCGTGACCGATCCGAAGCATCCGCTGTATGACCGTCGAGTCCACCAGGCGCCGGACGAAAAAACGATTCGCAACTACCTCGCGCACGGGGTGTTCACGCCGGTCGTCTTCTACAAGGACATCGAGACGGGCGAACTCCTGATCGTCGAGGGGCGTCGCCGGATCATCAACGCTCGCGAGCTCAATCGCCGCCTGCGTGCCGAAGGGTGCGAGCCGATCACGGTACCGGCAATCCCGAAGCGCGTGCTTGGTGATGGCGTGAAGCCGTTTGTCGGCGTGATGATCAGCGCGAACGAGATCCGCCAGGGCGATTCGCTGGTGAACCGCGCTGAGAAGATGGCGCGCGCGCTCGACGTAGGACACGCGCTCGATGCAGTGGCGGCGATGTTCGGCGTGAACGAGGCAACCGTTACCGTGGCAATGAAGTTGCTCGACTGCTGCATGGCGGTCCGCGACGCTGTCGAGGCCGGCACGATCACCCAGGTCGTCGCCATGAAGCTGGCGAAGCTGCAGCCGGACGAGCAGCGTGCAAAGCTGGCTGAGATCGAGGCAGCCATCGCAGGGAAGGCTGGGCATGAGCGGTCGCGCGCGATGCGCGCCGTGCTCGACGCTGCGCCCGTAAAGCGCGCCAAGCCCACACGCAAGGACATCGCCGAGGCGCTGAAGACGGCTACGGGCGAACGTGCTGAAGCGCTTCGCTGGGTTCTCGGCCTCGCCGACGGCGAGCAGGCACCGGAAGTCGACCCGCGGCAGACGACGATCGACGACGCCATTACTACTTCCACGCAATCGGAACAGGCTACATGAGCATCCAGGCAATGGCATGGGCCATCGAGCAGCAAGAGATCACCGATTCTCTCGCGCGCCATGTGCTTCTCTGCCTCGCTAACTATGCTGACAACGATGGCGGTGCCGCTTTCCCGTCAGCGGCGACGCTCGCGGTCGATACGGGCATGTCGGAGCGATCGGTGCGCAACAAGCTCGATTTGCTCGAGCAATCCGGCCTCATCCGTAAGGGTAACCAAGCCATCGTCGCTGCGTATATCGAACGCGGCGATCGTCGGCCGATTTGCTTCGATCTGGCGATGCCGGTGCGTGAAGAAAAACGGGGTGCACGTGGTGCAGGCCGTAATTCACGGGGTGCACATGGTGCAGGTCGTGATGCCGAACGGGGTGCAGCTGGTTCCACAACGGGGTGCAGCTCGTTCCAGAACGGGGTGCAGGAGATTCCATCACGGGGTGCAGGAGCTGCAGGTAATCCTTCCCTTAACCCTTCCCATAAACCGTCCATTAACCAAAACCACGGGAGCACGACAGTGCTTCCGGATTGGTTGCCTGCTGACGCATGGGGAAAGTTCGTCGCATTCCGGAGGGCTGGAAACGGCAAGCGGAAGTTCACCGAGCACGCTGAGCAGCTCCTGTTGGAAGACCTCGTGCTGCTTCGCAACGAAGGCAACGACCCCGTGAAGGTGATCGAACAGAGCATCAAGCGGGGCTGGACCGGGCTGTTCAAGATTTCGGGCCAGCGCCATGAAGCGCAGGTGCAGGTCAGTCGGGACGAAGCCCGCGCGGCCGCAGCAGCATCCATCGGACTTGGAGCACGACCACATGAACATGACTTCGCCACCATCGACGCAGACTTCCGGCGGATCGACTGATCCCATGGACTGGCTCTTCGGACAACTGCACGGCATGTTCGGCAATAAGCTGCTCGACTCGTGGCGAAGCGGCCATCTTGAATGCGGCAAAGACACCGGAATCGAAAACATGAAATCGGTGTGGGCCGACAAGATCCGCGCGAACGGCCTGAAGTTCGCTGACGTGCGCCGCGGCCTGGTGGGCGCTGAGCGCCTGAAGTGGCCGCCGACGTGGGGTGAGTTCCTCGACCTATGCAAGCCGCCGATCAACGTCGACGTCGCGCTGTACGAGGCGATCGAGCAAATGCGTGCCCGGCGCGATGGTAAGGACGAGTGGTCGAACCCGGCGATTTTCTGGGCGGCTGCGAAGGTGGGCGAGCACGACATGCTTGGCCTTACGTTTTCCCAGATCAAGCCGCGCTTCGAAGCGGCGCTGAAGAAGGTGCTCGAGTCGGACGTTTTGCCGGTTCCTGCCCGAGTGCCGATGCTGCAGGCGCCCGAAAAATCGGAGTCGACGCGAGAGCACGGGCGCCAACGGCTTGACGAGCTCAATGCCGCTGAGCTGGTGAGGAACGTTTCAAAGGGCGGCAATGTTGAGTGGGCGCGCCGGATCATCGACGAGGAATTGCGCTCCGGGAAGGTGCCCCTGCACAAGCTCAAGATCGCCCGCGAAGCAATATTCAACGTGACTGGGAAGCAGGCATGACGAGTCGAACTACATGGCCGATGCGCATAGACGCAGGCACGAAGACGGTTGGCACGGCCCGCGTTCGCGAAGACTCGCGTCCGAAGATGACCGCCGCCCAGAAGGCTATTTTCGACACGACCGGCAGCCGGCCGCACGTCGACGCGGGTTTCGATGAGATCGCGGACGGCCTCGACGTCGGCCGGCCGGCGCCTCTTTCGGTTCAAGCCAAAGCGAAGCCGTCGAAGTACCGGAATCAGCGCTGCGAGCACGACGGAATCACCTTCGACAGCCGGCGCGAGCGGGATCGCTGGATCGTTCTGCGGCGCGAGCTTGCCGCCGGCCTGATTTCCGAACTGGAGCGGCAGGTTGCATATGTGTTGGCGGAGCCGGTCGTGATCAACGGCCGCAAAAAGCCCGCGCTTCGCTACATCGCGGACTTCGTCTACGAGCGAGACGGCAAGACGGTGATCGAGGACGTCAAGGGCGTCATCACCGCTGAATACCGCATCAAACGTCATCTGATGGCTGCACGCGGGCTGCGGATCGTCGAAATCAAGTGAGAGGTTGGACAAATGGCCGAACGGAAGATGATCCTCATTGCGCTGCAAATTCTCGAGGCTCTCGGAGAGCACCCGAATGTAACGGTCATGCAACTGGCGGAGAAGATGGGCCGCGAATTGGAAGCTATCCGGCGTCCGACTCGCAAGCTGATCACCGACGGATATATCACGCGCGGACAGCGAATGAAGGACGGGAGCCGTCTCAAACTCAGTGGCAAGCCGTTTCAGCCGGTGAAAAGCTACGCCCCCACTGAAAGCCCGGATACGGTGCGTCGCCGCCTTATCGAGATGGGGTTCTTGACGCTGATTCCGGCCATGCGCTCGATGGTCATCGTCGGACGCGTTAAGTCATGAAGCGTTCAGGTTTCGGCCCTCGCAAGAAGCCAATGGCGCGAGGCTCATGGTCCCGAAAAAGCTCACCGTTACCTGGGCAGGCGCCGCGAAAGACCGCGATGAAGCGGAGCGCCAAGCGCCCGACGGTCGCCGAAGGCTCGAAGTATCTCGCTGCCTGCCGCGGTGAGCCCTGCTATTTGCGCGTGCGTGGCGTTTGTCCGTTGAACCCGGCCGACGACACAGTCGTGCCTTGTCATTCGAACCAGGCGCGGCATGGTAAGGCGGGCGGCATGAAGGCAGACAACGAGTTCACGGTACCTGGATGCATGTGGTGTCACGCATGGATTGACCAGAACCGAGTCGGCACGCCGAAGCAGGTCAAGTTCGATGTGTGGGATCGGGCGTTCGAGGAGTGGGAGCCGGTGCGCGCCCGAAAGATGGGAGAGGCAAATTGCCAGTGAGGATGTGGGTCGAGATTCCGGACGGGACATACAGCGCTCCTCGCCGGCGCGGATCTGGCGGCATCGTGATCTGCGAGCGCACGAGAACGATCGACGCGACGGTGTTCCGGATTGCGCGCATCGCGACGGTCAAGCGCCAGCTGATCGCTGCTGTGGAGGTGGACACGTTCATCCCGGAGATGTACCGGTCGCGGCTGCCGCAGGTCGATGGGCGCTGGGTTGGGCCCGGCGTGTTTCGGGCGAAGGCTTACGTGTTGCAGAACAAGAAGTGCGACGTGCTTGCGCGGTTTCTGGCGAGCGGCGATCTCGAATGGAACGTGGGAGGTGACGAGTGAGCGAGGTTGCATGCATTGAACTGTCGTCGGTTCCTGCGCCGCTGAAGGCGATCGCAGCGAGCCGAATCGACGCGGCATCCGGAGATCGTCTGGTGTCGTTCCCGGAATGCCCGATCGTCGGACGCGAAGTCGACAGCGGAGAAATCGAATTTTCGTTTCCACGGGGCGTCGAGCTGCGTGAATCCCTCATCGACTGGATGCTGTATTGGGGCATCCCTTTCCGGGTGATGCCGTGATGGGCGCTCTCCAACGACCAAAAGGCGGCCCGCTGGCGAAACTGGCCGGCCTCTGGGCCAACGAGCCGGAATTCCTCAACTGGATGCATGCGATTGGCCAGCCCGCCAATACGCCGGAGGACGCCGCAGAATTCATCCGCGCGCGATGCTGCATCGAGAGCCGTGCATTCCTCGATCATGATCCGCGCGCGAAAAGCCGGTTCCACCAGTACATCCTCGGCCCGTACTCGAAGCATCGAGCCGCGGCCGGCCTGCAGTAAATCGAAAATTGACACCAGGACGAACATGACGCCCGATCAGAGCCAACAAATCGAAGAACTCTTGATGACCTGGTATCGCTGGCAGATCCGCCAGTCGCATGCCGTTCAGCTGGCGCACTTCTACCGTCCGGAGGATCGAACCTGTCGAGGATACGAAACGCCGATGAACGACGAGGAGCTCGACGAGCAGGCCGACGAGTGGGTCGAGAACCAGACGTCCGAACAGGTTCAGCTCTGTGTCGACCAGCTGACGATCGAGCAGCGGGCCGCGGTGTCGGTGAGCATGCGCAACAAGGAATGCGGCGCGAATGTCTGGAGCAACGGTCGGGCCGGCGCGCAGCATGCGACGTATCAGGCAGCGAAGGCGGCGCTTTTGCCGATGTTCACGGCGAAACATCTGATCAAAGTCGGAGAGGTTGCATGACCCAGCTTACGGGTAACACTCGGTATCGGCTCGGATGGTTCGGGAAGGTAATTCTGGAGGTGTCGGAGTGGCGCCGCCAACCGACGCGGGGGCACTCAGATACTTGGCCGTGGGTCGAGGATTGGCGCGATGCCACGTTTCGCGACGTGCTCGACTTGGCGGAGCGGAATTGGGCGCTCGTCCCGCAACCGTTGAATGACGATAGGCGGTGCGCGCAATGAAGCTTTGCGTCAACTGCCAATACCATGATCGGAACGCGCGACCGCCGGCGCCAAAGGATGGGCGCGTCCCGGTTGTGATTCCGCAGCCTGGCATGGGGCTCTGCTTGCACCCGAGCACCCTGGACAGGATGAGCCTCATTACAGGGGAGCCGACTCGATATACTGATCGAGCGAGTGTGGGGCGCGAGAGGTATGTCTCACACTTCTTTGCGGTAATTTTCGATAGGTGCGGCCCGAAAGGAAGGCATTTTGTGGAGTTTTCCCCCTCTCAGGAAGCGAAACATGAAAGTTGGTGAGCTAAGCGGCGCATTGCTCGACTACTGGGTATGCAAGGGCGAAGGCCTTAACGTGATCGTAGCAATGCGCGAGAACTGCGGCGACACTGAACCCTCATGCCTTGAGGTAAATGACCGCGGTGTTCGAATCCTGCGCCATATGCCGTCTACTACCTGGGCCGAAGGCGGCCCCATCATCGATCGCGTTCCGTTCGGGATTTTCGAAAGAGTAGATGGCGAATGGGCGGCTGGCATCTATCGGCCGCAAGCCGGGATGAGGGACTTGTGCATTGCCTATCAAACCGGCGAGACGTTGCTGATCGCTGCCATGCGTGCCTACGTCGCTTCGAAGTTCGGCGACGAAGTGCCGGATGAGGAATAGGGAGGCGTAATGCGCGACGTAATCAGGTGTCACGCCAGTAGTGCAGGCGAGTCGTGGAGCATCGAAATTTTCGACGGCGAGGCGCTTATCGCTTCCGTGCACGGATTGGCGAGCGCTGCTCATGCGAGGGAGGCAGCCGATTATTTGCGTCTCGGAACGCTTTCCGATTGGCGGCTTTCATGCAATCCATCGGCAGAGGAGGTCTCTGCGGCGGTGGAGGCGGCGCATGAATTTGATCTAGAAGAGGCGCAAAGGGACGCGCCGGAAGACGACGATTGCGGGGATTCGCCTGGCCAGATCGAGCGGCGTCGCGTGCGTGAAGTCTTGCGGGCCGCTGCCGCCGCTCGTGCAAGCCAAGTGGCGGCATTGAAGAGAGAGTGAAAAAAGGGTTGTAAACCCGGAAAAAGCGGCGTATATTTCATTCCCGGGAAGATGCGTCCTTAGAAAGCCCGCTGATCGAGAGGTCAGCGGGCTTTTTGCATTGGAGATTCGAATGGAACAATCAAAGGAAAACGCTGCTGATACGGGCGTCCAGGATGGGCACGGCTCCGATTTGGGCGGCATCGAAGGTGATCTGATCGCATCCGGTAGCGTTCGTTTGGGCGAAGGTGATGCCGAAACGACGGCGCAAACGTCAAGTGATGAGGGCGCAAGCGCGAGCATCGAGCATCCGCTCGACATCATTGCTGAGATCGAGCATCTGCTTCGGATCGTCGGCAATGTCGCAGTGCACGAATTCCGTCGCGTCATGGAGCGTCTGGCCGAACTGAAAAACCATCCGGCCATCAAGCCAGGCGAATGATGCCGGCGGCGTTTGCGATCAGCGTCGACGCTGACGTGCGCGCGCCGAGCAAATCACTCGCTCGCCTTCAGAAGGATCAACTGCCTTTCGCTATTTCCCAAGCGCTCACGGCGACAGCGAAGCTCGCGCAAGGCGCTGAAAAGGCAGCTCTGCCGGAAGTGTTCGATCGGCCGACTCCATTCACGATCAATTCCGTCGCTGTCAAAGGGGCTCGCAAGAGCGATCTTGAGGCGCGCGTGTTCGTGAAGGACATCGCGGCAGCGTACCTTGAGCCGTACGAATTCGGTGGTGACCATAAGCTTATTGGTCGCGGGAAAACCTGGCTGAACCCGAAGGACAAGACGCTTCTCAATCAGTACGGCAATTTCAGCCGAAATGCTCTACAGCGCTTGGAGGCGCGGCCAGATGTCTTCGTCGGTACAGTAAAGACGAAAAGTGGTGAATCGATCGGCGGTGTCTGGCAGCGCCCGACCAACGTCAAAGCGGTCAAGCGTAGCGGGAAACGAGGCGTTGCATTGCGTGGTGTCAACAAGTCCGACCATCTCAAGCTGCTGATCCGGTTCGGTGATGCCGAGCCAGTTCGGCAGCGCCTCGAATTCGGCGAGCGCGCTTTCGAAGTCGTCGATGAGCACTTTAAGAGCGAGTTCGAGAGGGAGATGAGTAGGGCGATCGCGACGGCGAAGTTGTAGGGTGGCCGGCGTGCCGTTCGGGGTGCGCCCAGGAGGCGCAGCGGGTGCGGAATCCCACATTGTGGAGCGGGTCCCTCCCGCCCTTCCGACATCGCGGGCACTGCGCTCGCGCGATCTTCGTCTAGATATGAAGTTTTGAAATTTGGGTAACAGGTAACACATCGCACCATGAACCAGAGCGAGTTCGCAGCCCTCCATGGCGTCAGCCGTAAGACGGTCACGAAGTGGAAGGAGCGCGGCTGGCTTGTGTTTGCGGGCGATGAAGTCAACGTTGAAGAGTCTAACAAGCTTCTGAAACGGTACCGTCGCGATGGCGCTCCGACTGTTACCCAAAGTGTTACCCAGCCGCCCGAGGGTAACAAACGCAAAACTGTTACCCAAGCGGCTAGCGAGGTAACACTCCGGTGCGGCGAGAGCGCGGACGATGCAGCCCAAGGGATCCTGACCGGTAATGTTGAGTTGCTGGGTTTCGATGAGGCGCGATGCCTCAAGGAAAACTATCTCGGGTTGAAGGCTCAGCTCGAGTATGACCGGGACTCCGGTCTGGTGGTCGACGTGTCCGAAGTGGCAAAGGCCGTCGGGACGGAATACGCGAAGGTACGAACCCGTCTGCTATCCATTCCCGCGGAACAGGCGCCGCGTCTGCATCGGTGCAAGACGCCGGCCGAATTGCAGGACATGTTGCAGGAGGTCATTACAGAAGCACTCGAAGAGCTAACCCGTGACGGAGCAGGCAACCCAACATAGCACGCGCCGTTATGCGCGCGGGTATGAGGCGCTGCATGCTGGTCTCCTCGCGGCCCGTCGCGAAAACCTGCTTCCACCTCCGAAGCTGACGCTCAGCCAGTGGGCCGAGCGCTATGCGGTGCTGTCGCGCGAAACGAGCGCGCAGACGGGCCGCTTCCGCGCATTCGGATACCAGCGCGGGATGCTGGACGCCGTGACCGATCCGTCTGTCGAGAAAATCAGCGTCATGAAGTCGGCCCGAGTCGGCTACACGAAGCTGATGGACCATGGGGTTGGTTACTTCATCCACCAGGACCCGTCGCCGATCCTGGTCGTTCAACCTCGCGTCGAGGACGCGGAGAGCTACTCGAAGACCGAAATCGCGCCGATGCTGCGCGATACCCCCGTTCTGGCCGCGATCGCAGGCGATCAGAAGGCGAAGAGCAGTGATCAAACGATCCTCGCCAAGACGTTCCGGAACGGATCGAGTCTGACGCTAGTCGGGGCGAACAGTCCGGCCGGCTTTCGGCGAATCACGTCGCGCGTCGTGATGTTCGACGAGGTCGACGCATACCCGGTCGATGGTGCGGGTAACGAGGGCGATCAGATCGCGCTCGGTACGAAGCGGTCCGAGACGTTCTGGAATCGCAAGATCGTTCTCGGCTCCACGCCGACGGTCAAGGGTTTCAGCCGTATCGAGAAGAGTTTCGCGGAAAGTGATCAGCGGCACTACTACGTGCCGTGCCCGCACTGCGGTGAATTCCAGGTGTTGGAATGGGGTGGGCCCGAGACGCCGCATGGCATGAAGTGGGAAAAGGACGAGAACGGCAACGGAATTCCGGAATCGGTCTACTACGTATGCCGCCACAACGGCTGCATCATCGAAGAGGCTGACAAGCCCGACATGGTCGAGGCCGGCGAGTGGCGAGCGACGAAGCCTTTTGCTGGTCACGCCGGTTTTCATATCTGGGCCGGATACAGCCTCTTTCCGAACGCGTGCTGGTCGAACTTGGTCGCGGAGTGGTTGCGCGTCAAGGATGATCCGCTTGCGCGGCAAACATTCATCAACCTCGTGCTCGGCGAGCCCTATGAGGATCGCGGTGACCGGGCGCTTAGTGAAACGCGCCTCGCTGCGCGGACCGAAGTATGGGCCGCAGAGGTGCCGGAGGGGGTCGGCGTCATCACTGTCGGCGGCGACGTGCAGGATGATCGCGTCGAGCTTGAAACGATCGGTTGGGGGCGCAACGAGGAAAGCTGGTCGATCGACCACGCAGTGATCGAGGGCGATCCGGAGAGCGCGGAACTGTGGTCGAAGGTCGATGCTTATCTGAAGCGCATCTGGCGGCGTGCCGACGGGCATGGATTCGAGGTGATGGCAGCTTGTATCGACTCCGGCGGCCACCATACCCAGAAAGTCTACGAGTTCGCGAAAGCGCGTCTCGGACGCCGCATCTGGGCTGTTAAGGGCGAATCGGCCCGCGGTGGCGCGCGCTCGCCGGTGTGGCCGACGAAGCGGCCATCGTCGCGAAACAAGGCGAGTTTCCGGCCGGTGATCATCGGCGTGAATTCGGCAAAGGACGTGATTCGTGACCGGCTTCGGCGAGATCCGCAGGATGTCGACGGAGTGCTCACATATCCGGCCGGCTACATGCATTTTCCGAGTGATCGGGACATCAATTATTTCGCGCAGCTCATTGCGGAGCGCTCGGTGACGAAGATCGTGAACGGTCAAAAGTTCAGGGTCTGGGAGCTGCCGCCAGGGCGAGCGAACGAAGCGCTCGACATTCGCGTGTACGGGTACGCAGCACTTTGCGGCCTCATGCACATGGGGTTGAAGCTGAATCGCCGCGTCGAGGCGGTGGAAATCGATCCGACGCAGTTGGTCGAACCGGCGCCGACTGAGCCGACCGTAACGGATCTCGATGTCGTTCGTGCAGAACGGCCGATACGTCCGGACGGTCCTGTGATCAAACAAGAAGCGCCCGTGAAGAAAACCCGCATTCGCCGGCTCGCCGGTGCGCGGGCGGGAGGTTGACTTTGAGTTGCTTCGACCCGAACAGCAGTTTGCTGGCAGGGATGGATCAGACCGCGTTGCAAGCCTCGCTTGCGGAGGCGCAACGCGTCTATATCCAGCTATCCACGGGAGCGCAGGAGGAATCCCTCTCCTACACGCAAGGCGACGGGACGCGCTCCGTCACCTACACCCGCGCGAACCTTGCGCAGCTTGCGGCAGCGATTCAGCTGATGCAGGCGCAGCTCGGAATTGTTAAGAGCCCTCGACGGGCGCTGCGAATCTCATTCACACGGCGATGACTGAAGCGAACGTACGAATCCTTGGCGCGGATGGGAATCCATTGCAGACGTCGAGGGGGCGTGCGCGCGCGCTCAACAGTGGTTACAGCGGGTATAGCAGCCATACCGCTTACGATGCGGCCGACATGTCCGGTCAGCACATGCGGGACTGGAATCCGGTGCTGTGGTCGCCTGATGGCGAGCTCAATCCGTATCGGGACCGCATTGTGTCGCGCGTGCGCGACCTGGTGCGAAACGATGGATGGGCGTCGGCGGCCGTCACGCGCACGCTCGACAACGTCATCGGTGCGGACTTCCGACCGATGTGCAAGCCGGACTATCGTGCGCTTGCGGTGCAGACCGGGTTGAAAACATTCGACCATGTGTGGGCGGACGAATTTGGCCGTGCGCTCGAGGCTGCCTGGCGGACGTGGTCGGAAGATCCATCGCGGTTCTGCGATGCGCAGCGGAAGCTGACCATCCCCCAAATGTTTCACCTTGCGTTCCGACACAAGACTGTCGACGGTGATGCGCTCGGGATGCTGCATTGGATGCCCGATCGACTGCTGCGCGGTGCGCGCTACGCTACTGTGCTTCAATTGATCGATCCGGACCGGCTGTCGAATCCGCAGCAGAATTTCGACCGTCAGACGATGCGCGGTGGCGTCGAGGTCGATGACTTCGGTGCGGCGATCGCATATCACATTCGGAAAGCGCACCAAGGGGACTGGTTCAGCGGCGGCCGGCAGGTGACATGGGAGCGGATCCCAGCAGAAACCGACTGGGGTCGTCCGATCGTGGTCCACGACTACGATTTTGACCGAGCCAGTCAGCATCGAGGCGGCGCCGGCATCCTGACGCCCGTGCTGCAGCGTCTCAAGATGCTGATCAAGTACGACGGCACGGAACTCGACGCGGCGATCATCAACGCGATCTTCGGCGCGTATGTGACGAGTCCGTTCGACAAGCAATTGGTCGGTGAGGCGCTGGGTGACGGCGAGGAAGAGGCGGTCAACGGATACCAGGACGCGCGCGCTGAGTTTCATGACAAGAACGATTTGCGGCTGGGCGGTGCCAGGCTGCCGATCCTGTTCCCTGGCGAAAGCATCAATACGGTCGCGGCGACGCGTCCTGCCGGGAATTTTGCCGAGTTTGAAAACGCCATGCTGCGCAACGTCGCGGCGGGAACGGGCATGTCTGCGCAGCAGATCTCCCAGAACTGGTCGGACGTGAACTACAGCTCGTACCGGGCCGCTGCGCTCGAAGCGTGGAAGACGTTCGACCGCCGCCGTCGCGACTTCGGTCGCGGCTTCGGACAGCCGATTCTCTGCGCGTTCGCCGAGGAGGCAATGGAGGTCGATAGCCTTCCGCTGCCGGCTGGCGCGCCCGAATTCAGTATGGCGCGTGCAGCCTATACGCGGGCATGGTGGATCGGGCCGGGCCGAGGCTATGTAGATCCGCTGAAGGAACGCCAGGGCGCCGCACTGGGCATCGAATCAGGCTTTTCCACGCTTGAGGATGAATCTGCGGAAGTGTCTGGCACCGACTGGCGCGACAACGTCGACCAACGTGCGATCGAAATCGACTACTACCGCAAGCGCGGTGTGCCGATCCCGTCGACGCTGCAGGGTGTCGGCGCGGACGCGGTAACGAAGGAACCCGAGGCGCAGTAACGCGGCTCGAATGGAGAGAACATGTCAGGCCGTTTCGCTTATCTGAGCCAGCGGCTCTTCAATACGCCGGTCGCGATCAAGCAGGACAAGGCCGAGGTAATCATGGCGTCGCTTGCAGAGCGCCTCGGAATTTCCCAACTGACACGACTGGACGGCACTCCCATTCGCCCGATGGCCTTCGGAGCGTGGGACGAGGAGTACGAGGCCGACACGCGGCGCGGTCGCGTGGTCGATCCGGGATACGACATGGTAGGCGATTCGCCGATCGCGATGATCAGCGTGCAGGGCACGCTTGTTCAGAAGCTCGGCACGCTGCGCCCGTACTCGGGAATGACGGGATACGACGGTTTGCGGCAAAGCATTCTGACCGCGCACGCTGATCCGGCAGTCGAGGCGATCGTATTCGACATCGATTCACCCGGCGGCGAGGTCGCTGGCTGTTTTGATCTGGTCGACATGGTCTACGGGCTGCGCGGCGATAAGCCGATGTGGTCGATCCTGACCGAGTCGGCTTACTCCGCGGCGTATGCATTTGCGAGCGCGACGGATCGGATCATCGTACCGCGCACCGGCGGTGTCGGCTCGATCGGCGTGATCACGATGCACGTCGACTGGTCGAAGGCACTGACCGCTGCCGGCGTGGCTGTGACGTTCATCACATACGGCGACCGCAAGGCCGATTTCCACCCGGAGATTCCGCTGTCTCCCGAAGCACTGGCGGCGGCGCAAGCGGACATCAACACAATGGGCGAGTTGTTCGTGAACACCGTCGCCCGCAACCGAAATCTCGCACCCGAAGCGGTGCGTGAGACGCAGGCCGCCTGCTTCATGGGCGAAAACGGCGTGAGCCGAGGGCTTGCGGATGCAGTTATGGCGCCCGATGCGGCGCTTCTGGCCTTGCTGGACGAGCTGGCCTAAACCACCTGTAAGAGGATACTGATGAGCTTGAAAAAGACCCTTGCGGGCGTGGCGCCGTTCGCCCACCTGCTGAGCCGCGCCGGCGCTGCCCGGGCCGAGAGCGAAGAAGACGAGCGCAAGCAGCGCGAGGACGAGTCCGACGAGGACTACGCGAAGCGCATGGAAGAGCTCGACGAGAAAGAGCGAGCCGAGCAGGAAGAGCGCGAGCGCGAAGAAGCGCGCGCCCGAGGCGAAGGCAACGATGTCGATGGTGACGACACCGAAGCCGAAGACGGCGACGACGAGACCGACGACGCAAAGAAGGCCGCGCGCGCGGCTGAGCGTGCGCGGTGTGCTCGCATCATTGCGCACGGCATTGCCAGCGGGAATGTCGAGCAGGCGGCGGTGTTCGCATTCAACACCAAGATGTCTTCGGCGACGGCGGCCCAAGCGCTCGGCGCAGCAAAGGCAGCCGCGCCGAAAGCGGCGCCGGTTGCTCGTCGTCCTTCGCTCGACGAGCGCATGGCGCATGTCCGTACGCCGAATCCGGGCAATGAAGCGGGCGCTGCTGCGCCGACGCTCGCCGAACAGATCATCGCGGCCGGCAAGATGCGCCGCGGCGAAAAGTAACGATCCCCCAACCAAGGAGATTTTCAGATGACTCTGCCTGTCACCCAGGTCGGGGAGAACCCCCAAGTACCGTCGATCTCGGCGCAGACCTTCATTCCCGACCAGTTGATCGCTGGCCCGAAACAAATCGTCACGCGCAACGCGACGATCACCGGTGGCCCGTACGTGCGCGGCACCGTGCTCGGGATCATCACGGCGAGCGGCAAGCTCACGATCGCGACGTCGGCCGCTTCCGACGGCAGTCAGAACCCGGCGGCGATTCTCGCGGACTATGCGGACGGCAGTGCCGCTGACGTGACGGCCGGTGTTTTCCTCGAGGGCGAGTTCAACATCAACGCGGTCACGCTCGGCGCCGGGATCACATCGACGGCCGCGCGCGATGCGCTGCGGCCGCTCGGCATTCACCTCAAGACCTCGGTCACGGCAACCGACCCGAGCTAACACCAACCTGATCCAGTGAAAGCCCCGCCGCGCGCGGGGCTTTTTCATTTGGGGCCTCAACTCGGAGAGTGCAATGGCCGGAAATCTGATTTACGACACCAATACCCTGATTCAGGTCGTCTCGAACCTGAAGATGGCGCAGAGCTTCCTGCTGGACAAGTTCTTCACGAACATGATCACGGCGGATTCGGAGTTCGTCTCGATCGACGTGGACGTCGGCAAGCGCCGCATGTCGCCGTTTTGCTCGCCGCTCGTCGAGGGCAAACTCGTCGAGAGCCGGCGCTACCAGACGAACACGTTCAAGCCGCCGTATATCAAGGACAAGCGTGCCCCGGACCTGCGCAAGCCGGTTCGCCGCATGATCGGTGAGCGCATCGGCGGCGAAATCACGCCGGAAGTGCGCGAGCAGATGAATCTCGAGTTCGAGCTGAACGACCAGATCGACATGCTGACGCGCCGGCTCGAATGGATGGCGGCACAGGTGCTGCTCACCGGTACGCTCACGGTTTCGGGCGAGGGCTTCCCGACGACGGTCATCGACTTTGGCCGCGACGGCTCGCTGACGGTCGCGCTGACCGGCGGCGCGCAATGGACGCAGTCCAACATCACGGCCGGTACGGCGTCGCCCACGACGGTCATCGAAAGCTGGCAGCAAGCGATCCTGAAGTCGTCGGGTGCGAACGTGACTGACATCGTCTTCACGCCCAAAGCGTGGAACGGCTTCAAGCTGGATCCGGTTCTCAAGGGTGCGCAGTTCTACCCGAATCTGGCTTCGTTCGGCAATGCGATCGATCTCGGTGCTCGCAACGAGCGCGGTGCTGTCCACAAGGGCCGCTGGGGTCAATTCGACCTCTGGCTGTACAACGATTGGTTCGTCGACGACAACAACGTAGAGCAGCCGATGCTGCCCGACGGTTCACTGATCATGTCCGGCCCGGATCTCGATGGTACGCGCGCGTTCGGGATGATCGAGGACCCGGCATTCAACTACGCGTCGTTGCCGTTCGCGCCGAAGACGTGGGTGAAGGATGACCCGGCACAGCGCTTCCTGATGATGCAGTCGGCCCCCGTCATCATCCCGAGCCGCGTGAATGCTGCGCTGGCCGCGACCGTCGCGTGAGGTGAGTGATGGCAGAAAAGCTCATCGAAGCAACGGTTGCGCGCGGGCGGTCTGTTCACGACCAGGTGAAGGAGGGAGAGCCGCCCGTCATCAAGCGGTCTGGCGAAACCGTGCGTCTGCCGGAGTCCGAGGTCAAGCGCCTGCGCGATCTCGGATACCTCGTCTCGGAAAAGGTGGAAGAGCCGGCGGAGCCGGACGGCGTCCAGATCAGCGGCGGTCAAGCATCCATCACGCGAATCGGGTGACCCATGGAATGGGACGACGTCGTCGACGCGAAGATCCTCGCGCCGCTGCAGCGTCATTTCGGCACGGCGATTACCTATCAGCCAGCGGCAGGCGTCCCATTTCCGATCACCGGGATTTATGACAAGGCGTTTTTCGGCGTTGATCCGACGACCGGTGAATCGGTCGTCACGAACCAGCCGACTGTGGGCGTTCAGCTTTCGCAATTCGCCGGCCATGCCGCTCCTCTGCAGGGTGATCAACTGACGATCTTGCGGACTGGAGAGGTCTGGGAAGTGCGCGAGGTTCACCCGGATGGCCACGGCGCCGCCCGCCTGATGCTCAACGTTCCAGGACAAACCGATGTCTGATCAAACTGCGCGCGCGCAATACCGCCAGGTATTGCTCTCTGTGCTCGGCACGATCTCAGGCGTGAATCTCTATTCGCCTGGCGACTGGAACGTGACGGCCTCGAAGTTGCCCGCGATCAAGCTTCGGTACGGAACCGAGGAAAAGCGATCGAAGGGCGTAAGCGGGCAAACCGCATTCGAAACGGTTTCCGTCTTCGAAATGCGTGTCGAGGTATCGGCCGAGTCTGGTCCGAAGGCTTTGCTCGCGCTCGAATCGATACAGGCCGACATCGAGGCGGCGATTTTCAAGAGCATCCCGCTTCGAAGACTCGCGCAGGATTTTCCGATGATGCGCACGCAGACAGCGGTGCAGGCCGATGGCGAGACACATATTGGCGGCATGCAGATCGAGCTGGGCGTGACGATGTACGAAACGTTCTATCCCGACGTGACGGCGCAACTGGAAGAGATCGACCTGACGGCTGACCTGGTGAACGTTGCTGATCCGACCGGCACATACCCGAATCCGCCGTTCCCGGACGCAGTCACGCCCGCGCCTCGAACCGAAGGCCCCGACGGCCGCGCAGAGGGCTTCGTCAAAGCCACATTTACCCCATAGGAGCGACGAATGATCGTCAAACCTGCACCGGGCCTCAAGGTGAGGCATCCGGTCACGAAGCAATTCCTGCCGCCGGAAGGTATCGAGGTGCCGGACGGCGACATTTTCTGGACTCGCGCAGCGGCTGACGGCGACGTCACTGTCGATGCGTCGTCCCCGGCGCAAAAGCGCGGAGGTGACAAGCAATGACGGTGCCTTTCAAGCAGATTCCGCAGAACATCCGGACGCCGTTATTCTTCGCTGAGATCGATAACTCGCGCGCTAACACCGCCGTGACGAATCAGCGCGCATTGCTGATCGGGCCGATGACGACCGGCGCGGCGACGGCGAACATTCCGTTGCTGTCGGCTGGCACTGGTGATGCGAATACGCAGTTCGGTGCGAACTCCGTCCTGGCGTTGATGGCAGCGAAGTACCGCCAGAATGACCAATTCGGCGAACTCTGGTGCCTGCCGCTCGCAGATGCCGGTGGCGCAGTCGCTGCTACCGGCTCCATCGCGTTCACGGCGGCGCCGACGGCAAACGGAACGATCTCGCTCTATATCGCGGATCAACTGGTCTCCGTGCCGGTGACGCAAGGCATGACGACGGCGCAGATCGCGACGGCTGTCGCGGCCGCGATCAATCTGATTCCGGCGATGCCGGCCACCGCCGCGGCGTCGACGAGCACCGTGACCCTTACGGCCGACAACAAGGGGCTCGTCGGCAACGACATCGACATCCGCTTCAACAAGCAGGGTGCCGCGGGCGGTGAAGTGCTGCCGACCGGCCTGACTGCGACGATCACTGCGATGGCGTCCGGTGCGACGAACCCGACACTCACGACGGCGCTCGGCAATTTGCTCGACATGCCGTTCGACTTCATCGCCTGCGCGTTCACGGACACGACGTCGATGGATGCCATCAAGGCGTTCCTCAATGATTCGACGGGGCGCTGGAGCTGGCAGCAGCAGGTTTTCGGGCATGCCTTCTATGCCTATCGCGGCACCTGGGGAAGCCTGACGACGTTCGGCACCGCGCGGAACAACCAGCACGAAACCGTGATGGGGTTCAACGATTCGCCGACGCCGTCGTGGCAATGGGCGGCGGCGGTAGCCGCGGTGACTGCAGTGAGCGTCCGCGCTGACCCGGGCATTCCGATGCAGACCGTGGCGCTCACCGGCATCTCGGCGCCGCCGCTGCAATCGCGCTTCAACCTGAGCCAGCGCAACACGCTGCTGTACGACGGGGTTTCGACCTTCACGGTCGCCGATGACGGGACGGTCGCGATCGAGAACCTGATCACGACGTACCAGACGAACGCATTCGGGCAGCCGGACAACAGCTACCTCGAGATTGAGACGATGTTCCTGCTCGCGTACGTGCTGCGGCGCTTGCGCACGCTGGTTACGTCGAAGTACGCGCGCGTGAAGCTGGCGGCCGATGGCACTCGCTTCGCACCGGGTTCTGCGATCGTGACGCCGAAGATCATCAAGGCCGACCAGATCGCTGAATATCGGCAGATGGAGTACGAGGGATACGTCCAGGGCAGCGACATCTTCGCGCAGGCGCTGATCGTCGAGCAGAACGCATCGAATCCGAACCGCGTCGATGTGCTGTGGCCGGGAACTCTCATCAACCAACTGCGGATTTTCGCGCTCCTCGCGCAGTTCCGTTTGTCGACGACCCAGACCTGATCGGCTCTGCGTGTCAAGGCAATGCGCCGCCCGTGACCGGGCGGCGCTCCTATTTCTGGAGAGCCATCTATGGCGAACAACACGGGCCTCATCGCCGGTACCGCGTATCTGACCGCCGACGGGGTGAACTATCAGCTTGAAGGCGAGCTGAAATACGACGCCGGCAGCGTCACACGCGAATCGAAGTCTGGGCAGGATACGGTGCACGGCTTCAGCGAAATGCCGAAGTCGCCGTACATCAGTGCGTCGATTCGCGATTCCGGCGGCCTGAGCCTGGCCGGGTTCAATGCGATGCGAAGTGTCACGCTGGTGCTCGAGCTAGCGAACGGCAAGACGGTGATCGGCCGGAACATGTGGACGGTCGAGGCGCAGGAAGTCGACACGACCGAAGCGAAGTTCACGTGCCGCTGGGAAGGTCTCCAGGGCGCGGTCACGGAGCAGTGATCGATGAGCGATACGAAAACGATTGTCCTGCGCAAGCCGCTGACGTACGGGAAGGGGGCGGACGAGAAGTCCGTCACCGAGATCACGCTCCGTGAGCCGCTGGCAGGTGACTATGAGGCGGCCGAGCGATCGGCCGGGGTGTTTGGCACATCAATCGCACTGGTTGCGATCATCAGCGGTGTTCCGGTCGACGTGATCGATCAGATGTACGGCAGCCAGATCGACGAAGCGGAAGATTTCATCGCCTCGTTCGGGCACGATGCCGCACGAAATCCGACGGCCAGTCCCGATGAAATCCTGTTGACACTGTCGAAACCGGTTCAGCTGACGACCGACGACAGCCCGCTCAATATTGCATCGCTGTCGCTGTGCGAGCCGACGAACCGGCAGAAGCGGAAAGCGGCCGAGGCTGGCGGTCCGTTCGCCGGCGCAGTTGCCATGATCAGCATGATCGGGAAAGTGCCGAAAAATGCGGTGCGGGCAATGCGCGCGCGTGATTTCCTCGAGGCAATCGGCTATTTCAACGGTTTTCAGGTTCGGCGATCACCGGGCTCGGACGACTGATCGCCGAAGCGACCTCGATCGCGGAATGGTGGGATGACCGTACGGCGGAGCTGACGCATATGATGCGGTGGCCGCCGGACGCGGTCGAGGACATGACTGAAACCGAGACACTGCGTTGGCTGGAGCGAGCGCGACGCCTCGGCAAGAGGATTGGGGTGAGTTCATGAATTTCGGAGATGCCGCTGGCGCCGTGCTCGGCGCCGCGTCTGGAATCTCGAATCTCGCGAACTCCCTAGCCGCTCGGCTGGGCGGCTCGGTGGGATCGTACTTCGATCAACTTCGTCCGGCATCGTTTCGCGGGGTTTCGTTCGTATCGCTCGGCGGAAGCTCTGCATTCGGGCGCCGGAAGCAGCCGCACGAGTACCCGCAGCGTGATGTGCCTTGGGTCGAGGATTTGGGGCGTGGCACGCGCCGCATTCGAATGCTCGGTTTCGTTGTGGGCGACAACGTCATCGCGCAGCGAGACGTCATGATCGCAGCGTGCGAGACCGCTGGTGATGGCGAGCTCGTGCATCCGACGCTCGGTCGTCGGACCGTCAGCCTGATGGATTTTCGAAGCGTCGAGCACTGGGAGCACGGCCGGTATTTCGAATTTCAGTTCGAGTTCATCGAAGGTGGGCCGCGGACATATCCGACTGCAGAAACGGCCACGCTTGAATCCGTTCTGAATTCGGTGACTGGCTTGAACGTGTCGGCCGCGCTGGACTTCGCCAAGACGGTACTCAATGAAGTCTCGTACGGCGCGGCAGTGCTGGGAAGCATCGTGAACACCGCTGTTGGTTGGTACACGTTCGCGACAAGCATCGTTGGCGACGCGAGAAATCTGTTTCAGCTGCTGTTCAGTCTTCCAGGGGATTTCGGACGCTTTTTCGGAAGATCCACCGTACCGACATTCAGTCGAAATTCGAGGCCCGTCAGTCAATCGGGAGTCTCCGTACAGTCGCTCATTGAGGGTGCAACGACGGCGAGGGCCAATGTAAGTGCAGCCGCCGCGGTGCTGGACTCGGCGGCACGGAGCTTCGGTGCATCAACGGTCGATCAGTTCACGGCTGCGGTGCAAGGGGTGACGAGCGCAGTCCTCGCGGCAACGAACGACCCGAGTGATTCGATTCGATTGCTTTCAATGCTGTCGACATTCACCCCGTCGGCGGATACGACGAATTCAGTCATCGGCTCGGCGATGTCGAGTGTAGAAGCGGCGTGCTCGGACCTGTTCCGTCGAACGTCGATCGGGGCCGTCGCACAGGCATCAGCGTCGTACCAGCCAACTTCGAGTGACGACGCGGCGCAGATCCGGGACTTTGTGACGGGGCTGATCGATGCGGAGATGTCCGTGGCCGGGGAGAGCGGTGCCGACCAAACGTACCAGGCGCTTTCTGCGCTTCGGACCGCGGTCGTTGCCGATCTGAACAAGCGTGGTGGCGGCCTCTCGTCGATCAAGACGTACACGCTTCCGCAACCGGTGCCGTCGCTCACTGTTGCGATGCGAATCTATCGCGACCCGACGCGGGCTGACGAACTTGTTTCTCAGGCGGATCCAGTGCATCCCGCCTTCATGCCAACCACGTTCAAAGCACTAGCGAACTGAATATCGAGCCGCGTCTATGGCCAGCAAAATTTCGATCTCGATTGTCGGGAATGATCAAGCATCTGGCCCGATCGGGAAGGTAAGGAATAGCCTGTCGAGACTTCAGGCCCAGGCGAGGAAGGGGGTTATCAGCAACCTCGGTCGCTCTATTTCCGCAGGACTCAGCTCTAACAGCGGGGCGCTCTCGGAAATCGCAAGCTTCGTCGGCAAGGCAGGGATTATCGGCGGGGTCACGGCGCTGACGATGAAGATCGCTCAGATGGAGTCTCAATGGGCGTCGTCGGTTCGTAGCATGAACAATCTCGGTATCCGGACCGGATTGCCGACGACGACAGCCTATGGCGTGCAGTATGCAGGGCGCCTGGCTGGTTTGTCGCCGGAACAGGCGAATGCGGGTATTGAGCAGGTGCGGCAGTCGTACAGCGACGCGCTGAACAACCGTAATCCGGAGGCGTTGAAGCGGTTTCAGGCTGCGGGAATCTCAACGAATCCGGCGCGCCTCGATTCGATCGAAACCGTCCTCACGAAACTCGCGGCGTATTCGGAGACGCTGCGGAAACAAGGGAAATACGGCGGCGCACAAAACTTCCTGAATGCTGCCGGCGCAGGCTCGCTCATCGATTTCCTGAATCGCGGTCCCGGCCAAGTTGCGTCAGATCTGCAGGCGGCGAAGGCATATGTCCCGACTGAGCAGGACATCCAGCGTGCGCGCGAGTACGCCGATGCGTCAGCAAAGCTGGGCATCACGTATGACCGGTTGAAGACGACTGTACTCGGCAGCCTCGAGCCTGCGTTGAACTCGATGCTTAATGGGATTCAGTTCTTCTTCGATGCGGCAAGCGGGCGCGAGCGGCCGAAAGCGCAGCCTAACGGATCGGACCGCACTGAGCAACGGATTTGGGACGGGTTCGAAAGGTTCGGCAACTCGCTTCGCGGTCGTGGTCCGTACACGATGGAGCAGCTCAACACCAAAACATCCGTCGGAAACGGTGCGCAGTTGGAGCAGGCTCGCTCGATGGTCGAGTGGTACGTGAACCACGGTCTCTCTCGCGAACGGGCAATCGGCATGGTCGCGAACGCAAGTCGCGAAAGTGGCTTGGACGAGCGTGCCGTCGGTGACAACGGGAAAGCAGTCGGGTTGTACCAGTGGCATCCCGATCGCCAAGCCTTGTACGAAAAGACCTTCGGGCGACCATTGGCTCTGGCGTCGCGAGAGGAGCAGATGGGCTTCTCGCTGTGGGAGCTGCAGAACAACGAAACGGCGGCCGGGCGGGCGCTTATGACATCGACGACGTCGGAGGACTCTGCAGCGACGATCGCGAGGTTGTATGAGCGTCCGAAGGATCCCGGGGAGGCCGACGTTCGCGCGGGTATTGCACGAGGGCTGGATTCTGAGTTGAGCAAGGCGATTCCGCCCCTGTACGAGCGCGCGCCAATCGGGAGCCAGGACGACCCGAATGCAGCCCGCGGGGACGAGCAGGGATCGACCGCGGCATCCGCTGGAGCCGATCCGGGGAAAGTGCGAATCGAAATTGTGCACAAGAACCCGCCGGCAGGAACAAGCGCGACGGTCACGTCTTCTCCTAACGTTGAAACGGAAATGAGAACCGATCGGCAGCAGGCGCCGCTTGGTGACCAGTATGCATATTCACCGGGCAATTTTTGATGCCGAACGCAGATCGTATCGTTGACGCCTTGGGAGAGAAGCCCGCGGCAGACGAGGTCCGCGTGCTGCTGACGCAGGATGGACTATCGCTGACTGGATGGAAGGGAGTTCGTATCACCCGCTCCATCGAGTTAGGTACGTCGTCGTTCGATCTGACGTGTTCGGCCGATGCAAATACGCTGAAGCTCGTTTCTCGCGAGGGCGCGCCTATCAAGGTATCGATCGGCGACGATGTTGTTCTGACTGGATATGTTGAAACGGTCGAGTCGATTCTTACGCCCAGAACGCACGACATCCGGATCTCGGGGCGCGGGAAGCTGGCTGATCTTATTGATTGTTCCTGTCGCATCGACAAAATCAATGCGAACACGAAGCTGAAGGACTTGTGCACGACGATCGCGCAACCGTATTCCATCAGCGTGATTGTTGCGGACGACGCGACGCAAAAGATTCTCGATCAAATGCCGGTGCTGCCGCGTCAGCTTGTCAGCATCACCGAGACGGCCTGGGAAGTGATCGAGCGCTATGCGCGGTATTGCGGCGTGCTTGTGTACGAGGGCGCAAACGGTGAACTGGTCGTATCGACGGCCGGCAGCGCCGAGGGAGATTCTGGCGTTGCGGTCGGTGCAAACATCGAGGCGATCGTCTGCACCAAGACAACGCTCGGCACTTTCAGCTCGTTCAACGCAGTGCTGAGCGCCTACAGCATGGGTGCGGACGACGAGGGAATCGAAAATCTTCCGGTTGTCACCGTCACGGCAAAAAGCACGACGGGCAGGTTGAGGCCTACGTACTTCGTTTCCGAGCAGAGCGCGACGGATCGCCTGTTCGTCGAGAAGCGCGTGAACTGGATGGCGTCGCGAGCATACGGCCGCTCCCGGCGAGTGCGCGTGTTGGCTGATAACTGGCGGGACGCCGACGGCACTCCATGGACTCCGAACATCAACTATCCGGTGTCCGCTGACGCAGTAGGTGTGCCGGAAAGCACGATGCTCCTGCTTGCGGGAGTTACATACATCTTGAACGAAAACGGCACACATGCCGAACTCGTATTCGGCCCGCGCCAAGGATTCATCCCGGAGCCGATTGCGCTCGACACGTTGCCTATGGACGAGTCGACCCAGACCCCATCGGAGCAATAGTGCTTGATCACCTCAACAGGCTGGCGCGCCGGATTCTTTTGATGATGGCGCGCGGCACGATCACGCTCGTCGACGATTCGAAGAAGGTGCAGACGTTGCAGGTCCGTGTGAATGGACTGGAGCTGCTTCCGGACATTCCCCGTTTCGCGGAATACGGTTTCACTTCGAGTCCTCCCGCAGGGTCTCAGGCGATTGTCGGATCGAAGAACGGTGATCGTAACGATGGGATCGTGATCGCGACTTCAAACGCAACATATCGATTGACCGGCCTTTCGACCGGTGAGGTCGCCATTCATGACGACAAGGGCCAGTCGGTCTACCTTTCCGCGAGCGGAATCGTGGTGAACGGCGGAGGAAGGCCGATCACGTTGACGAACGCACCGAGAATACGCGCTGAGACGGCGTTGCTGGAATGTACGGGCGACATCGTGGACAACTGCGACACCACTGGGCGCAGCATGGCTGCTGACCGGGTGATCTTCAATGGCCACAACCATCAGGTGAAAAACGTGCAGGGCGGTAGCGGCACGATCACATCCGAAGTGCCGACGCAGCAGGAGTGACGCATGTCCGACATCACCGTAATTTGGGACGTCGATAACAGTCGAGGTGACTGGGAGTTTGTCGCGCCGGCACTCGTGACCGGCAATGATCTACCGAGTGCGGTTCTGATCAGCATCTTCACAGATCGCTTGGCGAATCGCGACGATCCGATCCCCGACGGCACGGACGACCCTCGAGGATGGTGGGGAGACATAGGGGAGGACAAGCCGATCGGTTCTCGGCTGTGGCTGCTGGATCGCTCGAAGCAGACACAGGAAGTGCTCAATAACGCGCGCGACTATATCTTCGAGGCCCTCCAATGGCTTATGGATGATGGCGTGGTGTCGAGCATCGACGTTCAGACGCAATGGGTGCGCGACACGTTTCTCGGCGCACAGATCACGCTATATCAACCCTCCGGCCCGAACGTTTCAATGACGTACGCATGGGCATGGAATCAACTCACCTGACATGCCATTCCAACGCAAGACGTTGTCCACCTTGATCTCCGAGGTGGCGGCAGACATTTCGTCTGCGCTCACTGGCGCCGATGCGCTTCTGCGATTCGCAGTGCTGCGCGTTATCGGCAAGGTGCAGGCCGGCATGACGCATCTCCAGTTCGGCTATTTGGACTGGATCGCCAAGATGGCCGTTCCCTTCACTGCAGAGGATGAGTATCTGGAGGGATGGGCTGCCCTCAAGAAGGTATATCGAAAGCCGGCATCGCAAGCTCAGTTGACGGCCCTGTTTGTGGGCGCGGTCGGAAAGCCGCTCAGTGCAGGAACGCCGGTGGTGCGCGGGGATGGCGTGTCCTATGCGACGTCGGCGACCGGCACAATCGGTGCCGACGGCACGGTCACGGTGACGATTGTCGCGGTTGCGGGAGGCTCTGCCGGTAATGCAGACCCGGGGACGGTGGTATCGCTAGGCGTCGCCGTCGATGGGATCCAGACGGCAGGAACGATCGTCGGGAACGTCGCAGCCGGTTCAGACATCGAGTCTGACGACAATCTTCGCGAGCGGATGCTGGAGGCATACCAGGGCTCGCCGCAGGGCGGAGATGTCGAGGACTACATCGGATGGGCGAAAGATGTTCCGGGTGTGACGCGCGCGTGGTGTGCGCCGAACGGATTCGGTGCCGGCACCGTCGTCGTGTACACGATGTGGGACAACGCCGAGGCAGGGCACGGCGGGTTCCCGCAGGGTACCGACGGCGTCTCTCAGTTTGACGAAGGCCCTGGGGGCGCACCACGTGGCACCGTAGCGACCGGCGATCAGCTTGTTGTGGCCGATTCGATCGCCACCGAGCAGCCTGTAACGGCGTTGGTGTATTCGTGCGCGCCGATCTCGAATAATCTGACCATCACGCTGTCGGGGCTGACTTCTGCGACGACCGCGACGCGGGCGGCAATCGCTTCCGCCATCTCAGATGTCCTGTTTCGGAACGGGGATCCTCGCGCCGGGACGATTTATCGCGACGACATCTCGGCGGCAATTCGTTCTGTGGCTGGTACCAGCGGCTTCCTGATCAACCTGATTCAGGGCGTCGTGGGCGCTACCACGACGACTTATCCGGGGAATATCACCAGCGGTTTCGGCCAACTGCCGGTTCTCGCCAACGTGCTTTACGTATGAGGGCCCATGCTCGCACCGAACTTCACTGCGGCCGACTTTCTGAAGGCGCTCCAGGGGTTAATGCCGAGAGGGCGTGTTTGGCCACGAGCCGTCGATGCTGTTCAGACGCAGGTTTTGAGCGGTCTGGCGCCCAGCTACGTGCGCCAGACCGCACGGTCGAACTACCTTCTGGTTGATGCGTTTCCAGCGACGGCATATGAGCTTTTGCCGGAGTGGGAAGAGACGCTGGGGTTGCCAGATCCTTGTGCTGGCCCGGCTCCGACTATCCCGCAGCGTCAGAGCCAAGTGGTTGCGCGCTTCGTGGGAGGGGGTGGTCCCTCCATCGCAGATCTGATTCAGTTTGCGGGCAACCTCGGCTACGCCATCACGATCACGCAGTTCGTCGAAGCCCGAGCGGGACAGCTTACGGCTGGTGGGGCATGCGCCGGAACTGCCTGGAGCTTCGCATGGCAGGTGAACGCCCCGCTCAACACGATTGTATTTGTCCGTGCGGGCGCGATGGCTGCTGGCGATGCGCTCGCATCGTGGGGTAATTCCGTTCTCGAATGTGAGCTGCGTGCAGTCGCACCGGCGCACACGATTTTGATTTTTGCTTACGCATAAGAGGTCGTATGTATCGTATCGACGACGAAACTGCTGCAACCTCATTGCCGACGCCTGAAGCGGCCGCGGCCGAGGGTTACTTCACCGAAGGGAATCCGGCCACCGGCACGCCCGCGACGAAGGTCCGTGCGTCCTGGTTGAACATGCTTCAGGAGGAACTGCGAAATATCGTTCTTGCTGCAGGTTTGACGCCTAGTAAGACGAACTATGCACAAGTTTCGACTGCAATTCGTGCGCTTATTCAGGGATCGCTCGGCAATTTCCAGGCATTTTATGCCTATACGACAAACCAGACGCTCACCGCTTCGCAGTCTGGATCAGTGATTAACTTTTGGGGCGGTTCATCGTCCACGTTTACGCTGCCGTCGGCTTCTTCGATGCCGTCGTCCGGTTCGTTCCTGTTCAACAATACATCACCTAGCGCGAGTGTCACCATTGCGCGGGCAGGAAGTGACACGATTCTCGGGAATGGGGGAAACACAAGTGTTGTCCTTTTCCCTGGCGACAACTTGTTGATCGTCTCGGTCGGCGGAACTCAGTGGATAGCGACTGGCGGAAGTGCTCAATTGCCTTATTCTGTCACCGCGCAGCGTACATCCGGCGGCGTGGTCGGCGCGGTTCGCAATGCCAGCATGATCGTGTCTGCGGCGAGCGCATCGGCGACGTTCACGGCGGACGAGATCATCGTAGAATCCGCCCTCGGCGGTGCAGCATACAAGCTCCCGAACTTCAGCAAGGCGATCAACCTGGCTACGACGGGTGCGGGCGGCATGGACACGGGGAGCGCCCCGACGAGCGGCTATGTCGCTCTGTACGCGATCTACAACCCGACGACTGGGGCGAGCGCGTTGCTCGCGAAGAACGCGACGAGCGCGGTGCAGCCGAATGTGTATGGCGGCGCCAACATGCCGGCCGGCTATACGGCATCGGCGCTGGTGAGCGTGTGGCCGACGAATGGGATCGGTCAGCTCGTCGCAGGCGTCCAGATTGATCGCCAAGTGGCGATTCCTGCCCTGACCGTTTTGAGCTCGAGCACGACGCAGGCATCGGTTACCTCGCTCTCCATCTCTTCGGCCGTTCCGCCCAATGCAAGAAAGGTTTCAGGCACGATCGGTGTGTCGTCGACGTCGTCCACACCGAATACCTCACTGAGCCTGTACGCGTCCAGTGCCGGCGTAGGGATTCAGGGCGTCAACACGAGCGTGGGAGCGGCGGGGGGCAATTCAGTTGGATACAAGGATCTTCTGATCTCGGCTTCTCAAACGATTTATTACACCGCTACCTCGTCAGCCGGAACACCGTCCTTCACCGCAACAGTTTCGGGCTATGAGTTCTAGGAGGATACATGCAAACCGTTTGTGTGCAGTTCGATGATTCGTCCGAGACGAAAATCTGCAGCTATTTCTCGAACCCGCAAGATCCTGATGTTTATCAGAATCAGGGGGTGATTGATTTGGGCGATTCAAGATACCAAGCATTTTATGAATCGATGCCGGAATTTGTCCGCCGAGATTTGCCGGTTCCCATCGAAATCTAGCTACCGGCTGTCACTGTTTGATTGGTTCGCTTCCCGCTCCATCTGTCGGCGAGGCGTGCCCCATATTTCCTGAGGGGGGTTTCTAGAAATCGAAAATTCAACTCAGCGCAAATAAAAGTAAGCGCCAAGGCTGTAACGGTAAAGCGTAAGCTATAGTGCCCGTCGATGACGGAAGAGCTCCCCTCGATCCGAGTCCATATCTCGCGCGTTGCCCGGTACATTGGGACATGTATCAAGTAAATTGCGTATGACCTTGATCCGATATATACCAAGACATTCTTGAGCAATCCATTCGGCAGCGCATAATTGCTGTCATAGCTAGCGACCCATACCATGGTGGCGGACACGATGGCAATCATCCCAGTATGGAATGGAATGTTTGCGCCTGCTCCCGGAATCGCTGCAAGCAGAGCGCACAAGACGGAAAAACAAATCCGAGACAGCAATTTGTTCGAAAGATAGTGCGGGTTAAGCGAGTCGAGAAAAGTGCCTTGCTTAAGAATCGCCAACAGCGCGCCAAGGGCAAGGGCGTCAGTTCGGATGAACCAAAGAAACGAGAGAATTGGTCTCGGCAAGAACATCTGAAGCAAGACCGCTGCGCATAGGATCGCGACGACGGTGCGTCTGTTGGCAAAGTATAGGAGAATGGGTAGCAGAATGTAGCTCTGCTCCTCAAGTGACAAACTCCAGTAGACCTGGTCGATCCCACATGTGGTTTGGGGGATTGCATAGCACGACCAAAAATGGAAGTTCGCGACTTGGGCCACTGCCGACAGAGAGTCAATGGCATTCCCGATTGGATTGCCAAGGTATCCGGTCCGATTTGCAACGATGCTCAGCAGAAATGGAATGGCCAGCCAAAGCCACGCAGAGGGCACGATTCTCCAGGCCCTTCTAATCCAGAATGGGATGGCGAACGATGCGAATCCCGTACCCCGATTTGAAGGAAGAGTGCGAAGCAGATTTCCAGTTATGACGTATCCAGAAATGCAGAAAAACAGATCGACGCCGCCCCACAGGAAAAACACTTTCTGAAGGGCGGCTAAGTTACTATTTCCCCAAAAAAATAGAATGTCGAGGTGGGATACCAGCGTGCCGATGATGGCGGTGGCGCGTAGCACCTCAATATCGAGATTCTTTTTGGTCATTCGCTACTTTTGCAGGGTGGTTTGAATTAGCTGGGATATGGTCACAAAGCTGTTCTGGCCTTGAATCTCATATCCGGCCGCCGTCGGATGCATCGTGCCGTCTGACAAATAGTCTTCCCAGTTCTGCATCGACGAGAAGTGACCATAGTTGTCGACTACTGGCGTATTAGTTTTGCTTGCGACTTCGATCGTCGCTACTGCAAGTGAAGCCAGTAGGTCGGCGTGGTCGGTTTTGATAGGATTGGGCGTTTCAAGGATGATGGTTTTGCCGGCGCTTCTGGCAATGGAAATTGCAGATTCCAATTCATTGGCGAATAGAGCGGCAGTCATGCCCGCTGAATATGCATCGTTGATCCCGAATTTTACCGTGATGAACTGCGCTTTCGACTGCGCCATCCGTTGAGGCCATGGCATCGCGACTCCGTTCGATCCAGTTAGGAGATCATTCAGCGTTGTCCCCGCGATGCCTAGATTTTGCACGGTCACAGCTGCGCCATATCGTTGCTGGAGAAGATACTGAAGCGTCGCAGGATCGTTGTGCGGGGTGACTGCATAGCCGGCGACCGGGCAATCAGGCGATGCTTGTGCACCTGGTTGTGCAGTACACCCACGCACAGTCGAATCACCGTATGCCTCGATCAGGACGGTATGTGCGGCAGCCTGTTCGGTCGTCGTTGGCGATCCGGCACCATCACCTCCGCCTCCGCACCCGCTGCAGGAGACCACCATCGCTCCCAGCAGTGAGACGAATGCACCTTTCATTGCGATGCGCCCTATGAATTGGGAAAAATTGGTCGACATTGTAACTAACCTCCGGGGCTGAAAAGTCAGACTGGATAGAACCAGCGGTACCGTCCGCGCTCGGCTCGCGCGAACACTCAAATCACCGCCTTTCGGGGCGGTTTTTCGTTTACGGGGAATCGATGAAGAACGATCTCGCGGTGAGCGCTGCCAAGTCGGCGCCGGCGGTGGGAAGCAATTTCTGGCTGTGGCTGACCGGCCATGACATCAATTGGTGGGTAGCCGTCGCGACGATCGCGTACATCGGGTTGCAGGCGTACTACCTGGTCAAGAACAAAGGGAAGAGGGCATTGCTCGATGGCTAACGTACCGAAGAAGACACTGGCGGGTGTTGTGGGGGCTGCTGCGGCGGCCCTTCTTTTTTCCATGGTCCCGAAGTTCGAGGGGCTCGAGCTGGTCGCGCGTCCGGACCCGATCGGGATCATCACGGCGTGCAACGGCGATACGAAGGACGTGCACGCCGGCCAGCGCTTCACGCCGGAGGAATGTCGAGCGCGCCTCGAGCAACGGCTCATCGAGCATGCCGAGCCGGTCTTGAAGTGCACGCCGGTCCTGAAAGGGCATACGAACCAGCTCGCGGCCGCGGTGAGCTTCGCCTACAACGTCGGCGCGGGTGCGTACTGCGGCAGCACGACGGCTAAGCGGTTCAACTCCGGCGACTGGAAGGGCGCGTGCCGCGCACTGAACGAGGCGGACAGCGGCCGGCCGCAGTGGGTGACGGCCGGCGGCCGTGTGCTGCCGGGTCTGGTGAAACGGCGCGCAGAAGAGCGCGCACTCTGCGAGCGTGGCCTATGACGACGAAAACCCATGAAACGCGGCGCACGCTGTCCGAGGACGTGTTCTACCCCGACCACGAGCCGCGCACCGAATCGTCGACGTTCCGCGCGAGCAAGCGCTCGATGAAGGCGGCCGGTGGGTACGTCTGCGCAGTGTGCGGAGATGACCAAGCCGTCGAGTCGCACCACCGGTTCTTCGAGTGGGCGTTCTCGCACGCGATCGACTGGAAATGGATCCGCGAGGTCGCACTCAACAAGTGCGACACGATGTTCAGCCACAAGCTGCGGCGCATTGTTCCGATTCCGCTTCAGCACCCGATCTGGGACGTGATCAAGCTGACGCAGGGCTTCGACTGGGAGGCATTCGACCCGGCGCGGCCCGAGGCGTTTGTCGACTCGACCTACAACCAACTGCTGCTGTGCGCGCTCCATCACCGTGGCAAGGATCACGGCCGGCACGAGGAAAGCGACCCGGTCTGGAGCGTGCAGGCGTTCCTGCTGCCGGGCTTCGTCTACTCGCCCGACGAGCTGAAGCAGCTGCACGCGAAGGAGCACAAATGACCTGGTTCGATCCCCGTGTCTGGCTCACCGTCATCGCGGCGGCCATCGTCGGCCTGGCCGGCGGCTACTTCAAGGGGCACGCCGACGGCGTGCGCGTGACGGCTGCCGCCGCTCAGAAGGCGCAGCTCGACGCCGTCATCGCGGCGCGCGCCGAAGAACAACGCCGCACCGCGGCACAACAGGAGATCGCAAACGATGCGAACCACCAACGCACGGCCGCGCTCGCGGATGCTTTTGCTGCTCGCGCTGCCGCTGGCAGCCTGCAGCAACGCGTCGATCAACTCGTCGCAGCCGCCCGCCATCCCGCCGCTTCCACCGGAAGCCCGGCAGCCGGTGACGCCCTCGATCTGCTTGCCAACGTGCTCGGCCGCGCTGACCAGCGCGCGGGCGAGCTGGCAGAGTACGCTGACCGAGCCCGCATCGCCGGCCAGCAGTGCGAGCGCGACTACGACGCGCTGACGGCCTATCAAAGCCGCGCTGCAATGTCCTCGGCAGTTTCCCGGTAG